TATTGTTTTATTTTTTTCAGACTCTCTAAAATCTTTTATTGTTTTTCTAGCCTCATCTAATTGATTAGCTAACTTAAAATTTTTGAGCTCTAAAGATCTTAAAATAATATTCAAAACTTTAGCTTGTCTAACGGTAAATGATTCAGAAAAGTAATTTTTTATTTCTGGATGCTTTAACACTGGCTCACCAATCTCGGTCTCTGTCCCAGTAATGTTAATGTGTCTAATCAAATCTTCAGACGCTGGTTCGTCAACATTGCCATAAAAACAATCTGGATCAACAGCATCCCCATCTATTGCCTCTCCAAAGTTTAAAGGTAATATTTTTGTATGTGCTGAGTCATTAAAATAATTTTCACCTCTAGACAATTTTTCTGTGTCAGTATTTATAGAATTCGTATCTCTTGATAAAGGATCAACATAATCCTCATGATCAATGGCATCATAATTCATTTTAGGTTTGTTCTCTTGGTAGATAATATCTACCAAGAACTTTTTAAAAAATATTTTATTATCTCTTAATCTTTTTCTGTCTTCACTATCCATTGTTTAACTCCTTTATTAATCTTTTTTCTTTCTCAGTTAGCTCTACATCGTAATTAAAACCTACTTTGCTAACTAAAACATTATGTTTTCTTAAAACTATAGACCAAACATCCTTTTGATTACAATTATGAAAAGCCTGTAACCATAAATGATTTAATCGATCTCCAATTATTTTTGTAAATAATTTTTGACCATCATTTGTTTCATAATAATTTAAGTCATCTTCTGGATGATAGTTAATATTTTTATCTAGAAACCAATCGGCTAACTTTTTTACATCACTAAGGTCATTAATATTCTCAACCTCTAAATCTAAAAGATTAGTGATTTTAGATCCTCTTCGTTTTCTGTCAGATAGTTTTTTGATGTCTCTTTCTTGAACCCTGTTCCAAACGTCCAAGAATCTTTCCAACCAATTACATTGGTCCATTGTCGCTGTCTCATGCATAAGCATTTCGTCAGCACTGCCCAAAGGTTGTAAGTTATTGTTTTCTGGTCTGTCGCCCCAGTTGTTGTATATTTTTACTAATGTATCAATCATTGTGATCCTCCTAAAAATTAAAATCGTAAAACTTTACGGGTTCATTATCTAAATGGTACTTATTACCACCAGCATCCTTCCAAGCACCATTCTTGTGCTTGCGAATAAAAAACTTATGATTTTTTTCATTGCTTTCTATTTTCCATTTTTGTTCATGTTGGTTACTAATGTGACCAGCAAAACCACCTTCATGCCAATCTTTTTTCCATGGCAATTGAGTGCAGTCCATCTCTCTGATAACCATTTTTTTGTCGTTGATAACCTCAACCACCTCATATGGTTCACAGTCAGAATATCCATGTCTGTTAGCAAATTTATTTTTTTTCATTTGATTTCTCCATTCTTTGTATTTCGTTAATTACATTATTAAAATCCTGTCTGCATTTTGCATATTCATCGTTGTCGACTTTGCCATATGCTTTTCTATTACTGTTAAGAACTTTAATCGTTCTAGTTGCTGTATTGCCATCATCTCCAACGGCCCAGCAAACTGCTTCAAATATTTCTGCTTCTGTATAAATTCTTGTCATCTTCTTTCTCCTATTTAAGTGTTAACAACACAGCAACCCCAAAAGTGATTGCTGTGAACATGATTGATATAAATAAAATAAATAACATTACTGGCCTACTTTCTGATTTTGAAGAGTGATCGCAATTTCTTGTTTTACATCTCTGTCATATTGTAGATCATTTTCGATTTTATTAGCTACGTTCTGAGCTCTTTTTTCTGTTGCGTAACATTTAACGTCACCAATAACAGTCTCAATAATTTGACCGTCAACAACATCTTCTTGAATTAAGAAAACCATCCATCTTCCGTCTGGTCCGTTTCTTTTTACTTTTGTGCTTCTGTAACTCATTTTCTTTCTCCTTTATTAATAATTAAATATAATAAATTAGTACATTATATTACATATATGTCAACCCCTACCTATTTAATGGCTAATTTCTGCGGTTTTTCGAGGGTACAGGATCCGTCATCTGACACCATTAATATGCGTATTTTTAATTTTTTTTGTAGTTTCGTTGGTGAGCGTTTAATAAAATATCCTGCAAAGTTTCCCGTCTTTCTTTTACTTGTTGACTTTACATCGACCAATAAAATTTCCCCTTTGTCGTTTAATCCTATTAAATCGCATGGCCCTAACTTTGAAATATTATCGAAGACCCAATAACCTAATTTAGTTAAATATTGAATTGCGTGAATGTGGGCAGTAAAACCCTTTTTATGTTTGTGATCCATGAGGCATGTTACGTGTAGCATTATTAAAATAATTTGTATTATTTATTTTGATTCACGTCCCCTGGAACACTTATAAGCATAATTTGGCTCGGCTTATGTGTCATTTATCAAGTTAGTTGAAAACTAGTGTGGGAGTGTGAGGATCATGATTATAGCAGATAATACTTAGTTTTTTTCCTCACATTTGTAGTGTGGGACAAGTGTGAGGATGTGAGTTTTAAAATTAAAAAATGACAGTTTTGTTAGATTTTATTTTAACGTGAGTAGAAATTAATTATAAGTTTTGATATAAATTATGTATGAAATTATGCTTATAGGAGCAAAAAAATGAAAATAGATGGAAGAAAATCAAGAAAGTTGACGCCAAACCAATTGAGGTTTGTACATGAATATTGTTACCATACTTTGACAGGCAAGCAGTCTGCTTCTGAATCTGCTCGCAAAGCTGGATACTCTGAAAAAATTGCAAGACGTACAGCGTATGAGCTAACAGATCCAAACAAATATCCATTAGTAGCAGAAGCAATTTATGATTTAAAAAAAGAATTGACTGATAAATATTCTGTAAACATGGACAAGCATTTGGCTAGGTTAGATGAACTTGGTAAAAGAGCAGAGGAGGAGAAACATTACTCAGCTGCCATCAATGCCGAAGGATTAAGAGGTAAAGCATCTGGCTTATATGATCCAACAATTAGGATGGAGAGTGCCATTGAAAATTTATCGAGAGAACAACTTGTTGCCAAACTTGATGAGTTACAGCGTAAGGGTGTAGGTGTTAGAGGTGAAGAGGATATAATAGATGTTACTCCAGAAAAAGAAAAACCTAAGATGATAGAAGATTAAATATCTTTTCTAATATCTTCAATGCATTGTACTTTGAAAGTAAAATATTTGTTCATGTCAAACTTTAAAAACTTACGCCCTAACTGTTCGCATTCACTTAGCTCACTAAACTTTTCTTGTAATACTAATTGATTGCCAGTGTATACCCAACCTTCACCATTAAAACCCCAGAGGCTTATAACTAATAAAAATACTTTCATTAGCGTAGTGTTATATTTTTAATTTGATCCATGATTTTACATTAACATGAAGGAAGCGAACTTTGTCAAATTAATTAGGAAACATCTGACAATTTATCATTGGCATAGAATAGAAACCACAACAGTTCTTGGCTTCCCTGACATGATTGGTGTTGCACCACAAAAGGATACACTTTTTATTGAATTGAAAGTTGCAAGATCTAGACGAATTAAGTTCAGTCCTCATCAATTTGCTATGTTAAAAAGATTATCTGAACAATCTGGAGGCTGTGCCTATGTCTTAGTATATGATGAACATGCGAAGCCCCTTCATGGAGCGGGGGAATTGTTGTATGAAGCCAAAAACGTGGCAAATCTGCAAAAAAACATGCAAAACGTACCAATATTGGCGGTTGGATGGGCCAAGATCCAAGAATTTTGGTTAAAACGGCACAAAAAAACCTAGGAAATGCGTCAAAAATCACTTACGGAAATAAAAATTATCATAAGTGACCAGAAAAAAGGGCAGAGAACCAGGATAAATTATAAAAAAGCCTAGGGTACCTGTAAAAAATGAAAAAAATGGCGGGATTCTGCGGATCCTGGCCACCCCTAATTGGCCATGGTTGTTGCGCACGTGTCGACCTAGCGCATGTTTTAAATTTTCAGCCAAGAATTTTTCATATGGAAAGTTTTTTCTAGGGTATACCCCCTTTTTTTAGTATAAAACGGCTTAGGAGTCCCAATGGAAACCAAAAATAATAAATTTTCAAAGTATTCGGATGAAGAGCTGCGATTGATGTTAGCAATTGCAATGCATGACGATCAATTAAAAGCAAAAAATGATTTCTTACACTTTGTTAAAATGGTTTGGCCAGATTTTATCGATGGGTATCATCATAGGATCATGGCAAAAAAGTTTGAAGAGATCGCTCAAGGTAAAACAAAACGATTAATTGTTAACATGCCCCCGAGACACACAAAGTCAGAA